ATTTAAACTTGTTCCTGATTTAAAATATCCTGATAAAAATGTAAAATTATAGATTCCAGCTTCGCTTCTACTGCCAGAATTAAAGCATCCCTCAGACGAAGCAAAAGCCGCAGTAGAGGTGCTTGATGTTTGTCGAATCGTGCAATATTTTGGCTGACTCAAATCTGCTCTATTGGCTTGCATATAGCCGTCAATCTTGGCTTGAATTGACTCTCCGTTGGGGTTGATTGCTGGGCTGACCATAAAAATTCTATCGCCTAAATTTATCGCTTGCTCAGACAAAACCCTAACGTCAATGACATCTCCTGCGTTTAGGAGTTTTTTTCCGAAGCAGATTATCCTATAGTAATTGCCGGAAGTAGCTGAGCCATCTGTAGAGTATCTTGAAAGCTGGCTACAAGTGGGGTTAATATCTGCTCCATTCACTCTAAATTTTGATCGCGTGGTAAATGCAGATGTAGTCGTTGCAGGCCTTGACATGAAGGAGGAAAAGGAAAAATCGTAGTAACCTGAACTTCCCACTGTGAACTGATTTGAGGTAAAGCTTCCATTGTGTAATTCAGGTGTGTCGCTAAATGTGACGGTAGCCTCTGTTGTTATACCTGACTGACTCGTCGTTGAGTATGCGAGTAGACTTGACCTCACCATAGTCCCATTAACCGCAGAGGCTTTTTCGGGGGCGACGGGGTAGGAGATAGTTGCGTCCGTTGTCGTGCTTGTTCTGCTTATAGCCGTGCCTCCAGAGTAATATCGCATTCCAAACACCCCATCCGCTTGAACAAAGAACCAAAAGTTTGCATTAATGGCACCGGATGAATAAGTAGAGCCTTTCGAGCTAGAAGGTCTAGCCCACTCAGGAAGAGCGCCTGTTGCAGAGTTTGGCCCAGCAGAAGATGCGTGAGTTAAGTTTTCATTTACTGCTATAGTTACGACATTATCACTTCGAGAAACTATTATACTTCCGCCTGTAAAATTTCCCGATCCAGACATTGGAATAACTACATAATTACTATAACCAACACTCTCAAGCCCCACGATCTTCGTCGTCGGGTCATCGACGTCAATCGTTCCGCTCGTCGATGCGCCCCATTTTACTCGAACGCTATTTGAAGTAGCACCGAGAATCATCGGGATTTTCCATGGCTGAACATTCGTTGCACTTGCCTCAATACATTGTTGCTCGACTCCATCAACGAGAGCGCACACTTCTGCATCTGTAATGGCGGTCTTCATTAAAATAGAAGCTGTGCCATTGCCCTCGCTTCCGATGCCAACGAAGTCACAAAAACCGTTTGCATCTGTAATTGTAATTTGACCCATCTTAAATGAGTTAGCCGTTGCAAATCCATCTGTGGCATCTACTTGATCTATTGTTGCATTTGTACAAGTGCCGATTTCTCCTGCTTCAAAACTGGCCCCTAAGATTAAGTTGTCTTTATCGTTTGAAGGATTTAAGTCAAGAGTGTTTGTGCCATAAGTAACTGTCGCCGTTCCAGTTCCATTCGGTACAAGTGGAACGTCTGCGTCTGTGCCTGTTGCGATTATGTCGCCACTGTCGATAGTGATGCCTTCGACGTTTAGAGGCTTTAAGATATTTACTTCGCCTGTGCCGTGAGCAGAAAGATTTAGATCATTGTTGCCGGAGTGAGTTGTTACTGTCTGGCTTGCGCCATCAATATCAACGCCACTGACTCTTAAAATATCTGTAGAATTGTTAAACGTGAAATTTGCGTCGTCTTCAATGTCGCCTAGGGAATTAAAAAGAACTCTCCCGTTTGTAAGGTATGAAAGATTTAAACGCCCAACTGTGCCCGTGTCGATTGCGATGCTTTGATCTGGGATTGTCGTCGTTATTGTTCTCGATCCGCCAATTCTGACGGCGCCGTTTCCGTCTGGCTCTAGTGAAATATTTTGATCTGTGCCGAGAGAAGTTATTGTAGCGTTTTCAAATTGAAGCTCTGAAACTCTTAGGCGATCTAAAGATTCAGAATAGAGAAAGTTTGAAGACCCGACGACTTCTTTTGTAGCGTTATCAATAAAAGGCACTTCGTTAAATTCTAAGCCAGACAAAAATAAATCGACGATTGTTGCTTGCGTGATTGAGATAACGTCGTCTTGACCAGAAAGAACTTCAAATTTTGTTAGGTCTATTGTGCCCGATGCTGTATGGGATTCATCGCAAACGTAGATTTTTTTATCAGGCTCATACCAAACAACGTCGTCAACTTCATAAGGAAGGCCATCAGTCCACTTGTCTAAACCGCCGCCACCGACTAAAGCCCAAAAAGCTCCGTCGTAGACATTGATCTGACCTGTGTCGCTGTTCGTGACACAAATGCCAAAGTCAGGGCTTGCAATTGCGTCTCGCTGAGCCTCTGTCATTACGGGGCAAGCGATAGCGCCCTTTGCAGTTGAGTTAACTTGAAAAATTGCTGATGGCGAGAGATCAATAGATCCAACCCGCAGCTCTCTGTTCCAGCTTTGAGAAAAAGCAGGCAAGCATAAAATTAAAGCTATAAATATTTTTAGAACAAATCCCATCGTGGCCACAGCTCTCTCCTTATTGTGATTGTACCGACTTCATCCTCTGGCGAATCAACTAGCTCTAAAACTTCACAAAGAACGTCGACTAAGTTGACCCCATCTTGCACAATTTTAAAAATACATTTTGCGTCGCCATTTATGTTTATATCGTCGCCGTACTTTTCCCATTGCTGAGAAATAATGTTATACATCAGCGTAAAAGTCCCGCTTTGCAAGACCGCTAGTTGGGGGCTGCCGAGAGAGACTCTGTGTATTTGATAGTTGATCACAGCACCCGCATTTGTCAAAGCAGAAATTTCTGTCAAATTTGGAAGAGCGTTGTCGCCAAGAACCAAAGCTGATCTTTGAAAATCTAGCCCCAGGTCATCTAGAGCAAGCAGCTTATCCCTGATCGCATTAAACCAAGACGCTTCAATATCTGTGCAATTTCTTCTTATTGGTATTTCTGCAAAGCTCATTTTTAAACCTTGATTATGTAATTAACGTATGCGTTTTTAGGTCTTGTCTCTGCGACTGCTGCGCCCGCCGGTCCGGCTGTTTCAGGTGCGGCCTTTGCTTTTATATTTGTTGCGCCTACTTCTGTGTTTATATTTATTTCTGAGCCAAGCGTACCTGTAAAAAATGGCTCATTTATCGGAGATGGAGCTTCGTGCGTGTGCTCTTTGATCGCATCAGATTGAACTGAGCCAATCGCATCGCCACTCGCCCCGCCCGTGGCCATCGGCGATCTCGATGCCCTGTCTGGGTCATTAGATGAACCATTCGCAACCATTCTTAAAAACAAGCCTTGATAGTTTGGAACGTTGAATGTAGTTGTTCCGTTGCCCTCGCCGTGCGACTCTCCCAAATACTCAAAAAGCCTGGCATAAGTTGTTCTTGAGACAGCAGCACCATTGCAGACAAGCCAACCATCGGGGACAAAAGAAGTAGCCATTGGTGCAATCATACCAACAGGTATTGCGCTGCCTGTGATTGGGATGCGAAATTTTTCTTCGTCGTCGATTGTAAAAATAATATTTCCAGACTCATCTTGATTGATTTCAAAGTTTGTCCCTGCAGCACCTAACTTAATTGCCTCTGTAAAAACCTTTAGCCATGTTAACTCTTCTGTGCCGACGCTTCCTGCATTTGCAGTTGGCACTCCGTTTTCTCTCGGCACTAGGTCTGCATTCATTGCAGTTCTAACAGCGTTGTGATGAGCTGCGGGAATTACAGTTGCGGGAACTGCTTGAGGTATTGTGTTTGCTGTCACCTTAAACCTCTCTCAGTTGAAAAGTTATCGTTGAGTTTTTTATGTTCACAATTCTCCCCATAATTCTAAATCTCTTGTCTTTTGAAATGTTAAACTGATTTTCGACTTCTGCATACTGTGCGGAGTCGTAACTTGAAAGATCGTAAAAAGAAAGCTCTGTGTCCGTGAAATAAGTTGGTGGTACATCGACGATCGTCCAATCTAATATTGACGGGTTAAGTGAGTCGCAATCGATTGGAACTGTAATATTCACTAAAGTTTTGGGCACACCAAAGAAGTCCAAAAATCTGTCTAAAATGTCTTGATAATCAATCGATGCGCCAGTGCCCGAAACAAGTTGAGGCTCATTCAAAATCTCGCCATAGGTTGCAATCGAATCGATCGCTTTAGCCTCAACGCCAAACTCAACCCAAAGCCAATAATTGTAGAGCTGTCTTATGCCTGAATCTACACCGTCAATCGAAATGATGTTCTCTAGGCCGTCAAAAGAGGAAGACCCAATAAATTCATAGGTCAAATCTCTCTCTGTATTTTTTACTTTTACAAAAGCTTTTTGATCTTTGACAAGAAGGACTGAGTTCATTGTCCTAAGCATAATATCGAGAACTTCTTTGCAGTTTTTATTTTCAAATTGAACAGCTTCGTCGATCACAAGAGTTGTAAAAATCTCAGCATAAAAAGATTCATCGATCTCAGTGATTAGACCCAGATCAATAAGCGGTTGAATTGCTTTTTCAAAGATCGGCCTTGTTGTAGGACTACTCAATGGGGTTGCAAAGTCATAAGGTACTCTAGAAAGAGCTCCGAAAATATCAAGAATTGTAAACGTGATCGTTTTGTTTTTAAAATTTAAAGAGGTAGCCTTGTCTTCAATTATGCCTCTGAAAATTTCTACTTCACCGCCGAGGGTTGCAATTCCGCAAGTTGCAAATCCGCATATGGGCGGCCTAACGCCTGGGGTCCATCTTAAAATAAAAATAGACTGATCTCTCTTGACTTGAAAGATTGAGCTTGGCTCGACTGCGTCGAGAAACTTCCCTTTTTCATTTCTAAATGAGATCGCAAAGCTTCCAAATGTAAAGAAGCCGACCTCGTACTCGCTCTGATCAATCTTTTGATTAATTGCTGAAACTGACTGGGTGATGATCTCATCAGTTACTTCGATCTCTTCGCCATAAACGCCCAGGCTAACAAAAGGACGAATGTATGCCCTAAATGCACTCACTCGACGACCTCTGCAAAATCGACAGATACTTTTATGCCTGTCTTGTAGTTTGCAAAAAGCTCTGCATTCCATTCAGAAGTCGGGCGCACGAGAAATAAGTCTTCTGGTCTGTAACCTCTGATGCTCAAAGTAAATTGATCAAAGACTCCGCCATTGAGCCATATCAAGACGCCTTTTCTTAGCCTGAAAATCTTGGTCATCAGGTCAATGTCTTCTTGAATTTTCCAGCTCTCGACTGCAAGCGTGCACGAAAATACTTCTGCGCCTTCTGTGATCTGAGCCTTACCTGAGAGCATTCGATTGACAACTCTTGAAGTTGAAATAAACGGCCTTCTGATCTTAGGCCAACCGACAAGACGGCCTAAAGATTTTGTGATAATTAACTGAGTGATCTTTTTGTCATCGTCTGCGATTTTTGTGCCAGAGATAATTATTCTAAATCTGCTAGCCAAGACTTCATCAAATTCAAAATAAGAAGTTTCATCTGTGTCGTTTGTTGGGTTAATTGGAGTTGAAAAGTCTTGCCAATCGACGCCGTCAAAATATTGAAACGAGTATGATTTAAGATTGTGCTTTATGAGAATAATTGAATCAATGAACTCTGGGTCAGCAGTATTAATTTCGATTGTAGTATTGTTTGCGTCTGCGCTTCCGGTTGTCATCCAACCGGTGAAGTTTTTTCTGTCGCCCAAGTATCTTAAAAAATCTGCACCGTTGTCGATTGCCCCAGTGTCTACTACTGAAAGAGTTGCGACTGTTGATGAAATGTCTATTTTGTTTTTCTCAAAAAAGATTATCTGGCCTGTCATACAACCCCACTAATAGAAATTCCGAGTGCTCTTCTCTTTTGAAGTTGCTCGTCAATAAACTCTATAAAATCATCAGTTGCTCTGATCTCGACGACTGATTGAGTTTGATCTGAAAGAGTGTTGATAAGAGCATCCATTTTTTCGATTAGTCTGACAAGTGCAGTGCTATCTGTTGTAGACTGTGATTCATTTCTTTTGACAAATCCTCTTTGTCTTGCAGTGCCTTCGACAACATCGTCAAAGTCTTTTCTTGGAGCAACAACTTCGCCCTTTGAAAGCATAAATGGCTCAGTGTCTTTAAAGATGCTACCACTTTCAACAAGTGCACCGTCAAACGCTCCAGTAGGTGGCTTAGACGATGCGATCTTTGAAACGTTTGCGACAGTTGCGGCCCCAACGATTGCAGCAATGGCAAAGTTGAAAGGTGGCGGTGCAGACGACAATGCTTTTTGTACTGCTGTGATACCGTCAATAGTTGCTGTTGCAATAGCCGCAGCTTTCCCGATTGCAAAGAGTTCTTTGTTTGAACTCGATTGCAAACTTGAAATTGTCCCTAGAGTAGATTTAACGTTTGCGAGTCTTTCGGCCTGAGACAAAGCTTCAAACTTTTGAATAGCAAAAATGTCCGCCTTTCTCGCTTTTACTTCTGCTGCTGAGATCGCATCTTTTGCCGCCTTAAGATTCCCTAGGGCCGCAAGCTCTCCCGCTCTTGCGGAAGTTATCAGGGCCTCCTCTTCGCCAAGAATTGATTGAATGTAGCCAAGTCTTAAAGCTCGATCCTCTTCAAATGCTGTTAATTGTCGCTGCTTCTCAAGCTCATCGGCTTCGATTCTGATTCTGTTTCTTTCACTCGCAGCTTCTCTTTCAGCTTCAAGATCACGACCTAAAACGCTTCTTGCGCCTGAGTTGATAGCATCCTGACCTTCATTTATTTTTTGCGTAAATGACTCAAAGAGCTTTAATCGCTCTTCATAAGACTGTCTTTCTGATTCGCTCTCGCCTTTAAGTCTTTCAATCTGGCTCTTAAGTGCGCCCTCATAGAATGTCTCGACACGATTCCCAAAGGCGTCTATTTGAGCAGGAAGGTTCGCTAGCTCTTCCTCTAGCCTGCTTATCGACCCTGCATTTAAAAACGCTCTATAGGCTGTTCTAGCCCTGTCAAATGCACTCGTTATTTCAATGACTGCACCAACGAGCCCAAATGCTCCGTTGACAACAAGAAGAAAGCCTTCTGTCGCTAAAGCCTTAAGCTCGTCTTTATTGTCCTCAACGAAACTTCCAAGTTCGCTAAAAAGCTGTTGAACCTTTTGAAGGGCCGTAACGATTGCAGGGTTCTGTGTTATTAGATCGCCGAATTTTTCTTTGAGATCGCCGATCGTGTTGTCGAGCTGTTGAGTTACGCCGGTAAAGTTTTGAATTTGTCCAGCTGCGGCCCCTGAAAATCTGTCGTTAATTAAAGAGAGAGCTGTCTGAAAATCTTTAGCCTTGTCACCTGTTGACTCGACTACGATCCCAAGCTCTCTTAATGGCCCAATATTTCCAAGCGCAGCCTTGCCGATAAATTCTGATGCTTGCTCAAAACTGATCTTGCCGATTCCTGCTGAAAGATCGGCTGCGGCTTGTGTCGCTTGCTTAAGGCCATCTTTCGACAAAGAGCCAAGCGACTGAATCAGTGCTGCATTTTTAAGAATAGCTTCGTCGCCAAATCTCGAATTGTTTTGAAGCTCAGAGGCGAACGCTTGAATGTCTTTTGATGTTGCTCTACTAAATTGACCCGTTCGAACGAGTGAGTTGTCCAGGTCATTGAGAGCGTCTTCTTGAATTTTTGAAAGAGCCGTAAATTCCTTAACGCTTGAGATAGCGCTCTTGAAGCCGTTGCTGATGACAGAGAAGCCTTTTGTTACGGCCGTAGATGCAAGATTTCCAACGAAAGAAGAAATTGCGCCGCTTGCGATCTTTGAAAAAGAGCTTGCGCTCTTATTCATATCAGTGAAGCCGTCTTTTACTTTCTTGACGCCCTTCTCGTACTGAGTTGTATCTGAGCCGATCTTGATCGAGGCGCCGTTATCTGCCATTAAATCTCTCTTGTCTTTTCTTCGCTATTAGCTCTTCTTGCTCTTTCGTAAAATTAACCGTTACTTTTTGCTCGCCTGATTTTCTTGCATACATTGCATCTATTAAGTCGCTTATTTCTCTTCTTGTTAAGCTGAACACGTCTTTCTTTGTGTAGCCGTATTCAGCCCCAAGGTAATCAATAATTTCGGCCTCAGTTAAGACTCGACCGCCATCTCTTTTTTTTTAGTGTTGTCTTCCTCTACTGAAATAGAAATATTTTTAGTTTCAATAACTGCGTTGTAAATTGCAAGGAGCTCGTCACTTCCAGAAATAATGTGCTTAAGCTTCTCAATGGGATCGACAAAAGAAATTTCTTTTTCCTCTAGACCCCTCCACTCTGTGACCTTAACGTTTGAAACAATTCTCTTAGACTCAGACGTGAGCTGATTCCAAAAGATCCAAAGAACCATTTCAACGTCGAATTTTGTTAGGCCCTCTTCGATTTTCTTTGCGCCGTACTTATCAATAAGTGCTTCGTCGTCTGCGAGTGTGAAAAAGCCAATTGTGACCTCTTCTGATATTTTCTTAAGATAGACTTTCTTTTTCTCAGGCTTCATTAAATTCCCCTCTGTTTATTTTGAACCATAACTCTATTAAATGAAATCATAACTTTGCTTATGCAAAAATGAAAGGATGGAAAATCTTATAAGTGAGTAGATTAGGCGGGCAAAATAAGAAGAGCGCCTCACATTGGGGGGCGAGGCGCTCTAAAGAAGTTGTTAGTGAGGGAACTAGCCAACCTCTGTAACTCTACATACTCCGTTTTTGATTGAGTCGTAAGCCGCTTTGGCAGTGTAGTCATTCTGCGAGTATGCTTTTCTCTCTGCACCCAACGAGAGGCCGAGAGCTTTAAGTCTAAACACTTCAATCTCAAAGACTGCGCCTAGGCCAGACTTCTGAGCATAAAGAACAGCGGCGAACTCTGGCGAAGTATCTGCTGCGCCACCAATAACGACCGATCTGCTCTTTGCATTGATCGCTCTGACTGTGAACTCAGCAGTATCGCCCTCTACAAATGCAGCAGCAGAAGCCCCTGTCACGAGAGTGATACCTAGGCCAACGATTTCATGCGTCGAGCCTTCGCCTGCAACGCCAGTAAATGCTGCGATCTCCATAGTGTCATCAAGAAAGTCAAGAGCTGCACCACGACCAAAGTCAACGTCTGAAAGGGCGTAAACCTTAAACGCATCTGCAGCAGTTGCTCGAACAACGTACTTTCCAGACTTAAGATTTGCGGCTGTTGTTGTCGTCGCTGCTGCAAGTAATCCTGTCGCCGCTACAACTGAGCTCCCTTTTTTGTTTTCAACAGGAGAAACGAACCCTGATGCTTCTGCTGCATTTACTGTTGGCGCCTTTCCTCCAAAGAGAAGAAAGAGCCAGTTTGGATACTCTGAAACAGAAAAAGAAAGCTCTGCTGTCACGTCGCCGTCTTCGATTGCCCATGAGTATTTATTCGAGCCACCAAAAAGCTCGATTGTGTCACCTGAAAGATTGAATGTTGAACCTTGAAGAACTCTCGCTTCCGGCCCATAAGGCATTCCGTCCTCTCTTGAGGTTGGTGTAAATGAGTGAACTCCGAAAACGACTGATGGTTGACTTAATGGCATATAGGCTCCTTATGAGATTGTAAAAGTTAATTCAAGTCCAAAAATTTTCATAGGCTCTGACTTTTGATTCTCCTGATACGAAATTGGATCGAGAGCTATAATGTCAGGTTGTGAAGTTAATCTAAGTTTTAACCAAGCAAGCTGTGCCGTTCTTAACATTGCTTTTTGGTATCTGTAGATTTTCCTCCAACTCTGCTTTATTTCATAATTGTCCATCATAAACATTAAAATCTCAATGCGAAACTCTTGAGCGACTGCACTTCCTGCAAAAGTGGCAGTCACGCCAGTTGGCTGAATCAAGATAAACTGCTTGAAATTCTTATTCGTGTTTTCCATGTCGCCAAGAATAAATGCGAGAGGGTCAATGGCCGTTAATAGTGTATCGTTTTTAGCGGTGTTTATTGCAGTGATTTCAGTGTTGAAATTGTCTCTGAAAAACTCAGCAAGCCTGTCAATTATAAGCTCTAGATCAACTTCCACTATTCAAAATCCTTCTTAAGTGTGACTGTCATATAGTTATCGATGATCTTGATCCATCTGTCGAGCCTTCCTCTCTGGTCGCTATTTGCATTTCTCGCCTCAGGCCCAATAAATAAAAACTTTCTCGTTGGGATCTTTCTGCTTCCTAGGTTCGGATTGTCTTGCTGATGAAAATTCGCATAAGGGAGAGTTGTTCCTATCCTTAAAAAGTCCTTTTCGATCTCAAGAATTGAATCGCCCGAGTCTGGCTTTGTCGTTGACTCTTCTAGTGCGCCAGTGGCTTTTAAGAGAGGATAGTCAAAGCCGAATCGCTTCTTTTTGTAGAACTGATATTTTGTCATGCCGTCTTTGTAGACTTCGCCCTTAAAGTCAGGGTAGCCACCTGCTCCTTTGAGGCCAAAGATTGCCTTTTGCGATTTGTAGAAATCTTTTGAGATAAGCTTGAATGGAATCCTTAGATCAAGGCTTTCTTCGAAAGCACGATCTATTTTCTTTTGAAATGATTTGTCGTTCTCGATCTTATAGCTAACGAAGCTCACGGCTTCACCATTGTTGCTTATTCACGTCAAAGAAGGCGCAGTTGCCTCTAGACTTTGTTGTGAATGAAGAAACGCCTAGCTTGTTGTCTTTCAAGATCGCATCAACGAGAGGCATTGTGCCCTTTGAAATGTTTTTAAGATCGCTTTCGAAGTCTCTGACCTTGTTGTTAGTAAATTTCTCTTCGCTGTTGACTTGGGTTGCATCAGAGCGAACTTCGATAACATTTCGGACACGCATAGAAGTTCTAAAGATTGCGATTCTTTTCAGCACGCTAAATGCAAGCGGCGAATCTGCTTCTATTACTGGCGTTTGATAGCGTAGGGAAACATAAGAGTCTATCACGTTGCACTCTTGTGCGATCCATTCTGCGAGCTTTGCTGTTGTAATTATGGACGACTCAGAAACCACGAGGTCCTTGAAGTCGTCCTTAATATCTTGCTCTGAGCAGTATGGCATTTCAAAACTCTTTTACTCTAGGTATTTCTTTTCGACATAGTTGATTAGCATAGGATCACTCTCGTCTTCGATGATCTGACCTTTCTTATACTCGACGCCATTCAAGAAAAGATTTCTGTCGATGACGTAAACATACTCAGGGCTTTTTTCTTCGCCCTCATGCTCATCTTGATCTTGATCTTGATCTTGATCTTGATCTTGATCTTGTGGATTCTGGTTTTCGTCTTCTCGTGAGTCAAGCTCTTTTGAGATTTCTTGCAATTCAGTCTCGAGGATTTCTTTTTCGGTCAAAGTAATCTCGCCAACGATTTCGCCTTGAATGTTTTCGACATTTACCTTTTCTGGCTCTGTGTTTGGTGCTTCTTGGTTTTTATTACGGCCCATGATTTACTCCGCACACTGATAGTTTTGAAAATAATAAACTGTGAAATTTCTTGTCCCATTTGCGGCAGGGTCAGGAATAAACGTATTACTCTCAAGGGCAGTTGCACTAGCGGCGATAGTTGAGCCTGTGAGATTCACACCATCAACTAGACCTTTAAGAAACTGGCCAGTTCCGCTCATGCATTTCGCAAAGCCTAGTTTTGCGCCAACAGAAAGCTCTAGCGTTCCACCAAAGGGAGAATCGCCGACAGGAATCTCGACACGATCAACTATAAGAAAAGCCTTGTTTCCAGTTGTCGCCGCACTCTGATTAGCTGTTAGCGCAAAGGTCTCAGAAATGCTCTGGCCATAAATATCTTTGCCGTAAACAATAACGTTTCCTGCTGCAATATCAGCAGTAGTTCCGCCTGGGGTGAGAACGAGATTTCTCGCTACGTCTGGCTGTGCGTCCATTACTGTAATGACCTGAGCAGCCGCACCCATTGAAACAGCCTCAACGATGTCAATGTCGCCTGCAGCTTCTGGCGCAGAAAGCTCTTCGACTTGAAGAACGGCCTGAGACGGCAACTTGATATTTCTTCTCATGACGTCCGTTGCTGAGTTAACAACTGTCGCCCATAAGAAGAGAAAAACTAAAATATATGGTTTCATGATTTTCCCCATTAAAGAAAGGGGGCTTGCGCCCCCGATTGATTAAGCGATTGCGTTCTTGATCAGATAACCGGCTTCCGGCATCGTGATCTTGAACTGGTAAGACTCTTCTACGATGATCGCAGTGGCGCCTGGATTATCAATGTAATACTTGCGCACTTGTCTTTCCTCTTCGCCTCTCTTGTTCAACTTGAACCCGAGGCTTGGAGTTTCTTTCATTGCTGTATCTGGTGCGTAATAGAACACAATGTCCTTGCTCCAGATCGCTCCACGAGCTGCGGTCTGACCTTTCTTCGCAGTGTTGTAGATACCTTGGGCAATGTGAAGCATTTGCACGTCCATTGCACGAGCCATTTCTTCTGCTGTGATAAGGCCTGCACGTTGCTGAGTGAATCCAAGCTTCTCTAAAATCTCTGGGTGATTTCTTAGAGTGTTGAACACTTGCAAAGACATGATCGCCTTGTTGGCCATAAGTCCTAGCTCAGTGATATGCGAGTCGTGTGCATTCTTAAACACTGTCAAAGGATTTGATGTTGAGAATTTATCAAGCTGGCTATTTCCTGCGAGCGTGATGTTTTTTGTCATCACAGCAGTGCTTGTCATTTGAGAAGCAGCAGCAAATTCTTTGCTGATCTGAACTTTTTGAGTCAGGCCAACAGTTTTGTCGATCTCTGCATCAAACGGGTCTTCGATGTTTGCAGTGTCTCTTTTTGTGACCAAGTCTTCTAGCCCGTGATCCTCAATGGCGTATGGGATAGAGTCTTTGTAATTCACAGGATCAACTCTGCGATAACCTGCTGTGCCGCCTGAGAGATCATTCTCTGGTCTTAGATGCTCGTCTCCGTACTTGCCAATCAATCCTGTGTATTGATCAACAACAAGCTTAGGAAGAACTACATCGGCGATTAGGCCAACAGACTCAACCTTAAGAGAGACTTCTGTCAGTAACTTGTCAACTTGTGCTTTAATCTGGTTCATAAAATCTCCTTAAAAATTAAGCTTTGTGAATGAAAATTCTCATCGAAACAATGTCGTCCGTTGAGCCGGCTTCGTCTAGTACACCGATGCACCAATCGCCAGACGTTCCCGCAATCGCCTTGCCAACAGAGTTAGCCTTGACTGATGCGCCTCTTGCAGTGTTAGCACCTAGGCGAACGTAGCAACCGCCATAGACAGCGACTTCGATTGTGTTGCCTGCAACGATTGGGTTTAATTGTTCTTTGACCTGAGCTACACCATAAGGCTTTTCAGCATCTTCGGCCGGTGTAACTTCGTTTTCGGCAGTTCCAGTTTTAACGATAAGGTAATCGTTAATTGCGATTTCTGCCTTTTGTGCCTGTGTCATTCCTTTTAAGTGTGCGCTCATGAAATCTCCTTAAGAGTTTTAAGTTTGTTTTTTAGTTCTGTGCTTTCTTTGCTAGCTCTGGATTTTCTTTTCTCACTTGAGAAATAGCTTGTGCCATGGTTAGCTTTTTGTTTGTCTCCCTTTTCTTTTCTGCGAGTGAGATGATTTTTGAGTTTGCATCACCGTCATTCTCAGAACCAGAGCCACCGTGACCAGTTCCATCATTCAACGCCTGAGCGTTTTTTGCGAACTCGATCATGTCGCCCTTAATGAAAGCGTCTCTCTGGGCATTGCATACTTTTCCTTCTGCAAGCATAATATTGAAGCTATTTTCTTTTTTCAAAGACTCAACTTCTTTCGTTTTTTCAGAGAGCATTTTTTCAGTCTCTTTTACTTTTTCTTCAAGCTCAACTTTAAGCTCAGTGCCTGCGCCATTTGATTTAATCATTTCCATGATCTTGTCTAGGTCGTCTACGCCCGCAGCTTCCATAAGCATTTTTTGCTTCTCTTCATAAGAAGAATTGGCATCAGTGAGTTCTTTTACTTTTTCTTCAAGTTCTTTAATAGTCATTGCTTCCCCTTCGGATAATAAGATTGCTGATTTCATTTCTTTAATCACTGGTCGATTTGTTAAGCCTGCTCCCAAAAGAACGGCCCCAACTTTCTTGACCGGAACTTCATTTGTCTGATAACTCGAATCAAACTCTGCTGACAGATAACCAAACTCTTTTTCCGCTAAAGACTTTTCACCTCTTGGAGTCATCTCGATGTCGGCCCACAGCTCTTGCCCGTTTTCAGATAGCAATAAGTCTTTGAACCATCCAGCGGCAACACCTTCTGAGTCATGTGAAAAATCTAGAGCTGGAACTACACCTCGAACGCCGCTCTTGAAGTTGGAAACCATTTCAGAGAGCATATTCGCAGTGATTTCAAAATTGCCATAGCGCTCATTGAAGAACTTCCCGACTCTTAAGACTTGAAGTCTTCGCACGCCATTCGTAGGCATGGTCTCTGAAAGCTTAATAAGTGGCATTTGAAATTGGCTCATAATGAAAAGCATGACCCTAGTTTGGATTTATGTCAAACGTAAAAGTTTTTTAGTTCTTAAAAATTCTTCCTGATTTACACCGCAACACTCCGAGAGGCTGATTGAGCTGACTTGTTTTTGTGTCAGATTCGGCATTCCATTGATGACCACTCCTGAGCCTCTTAGGTTTGCAACAAGCACGCTTCTGCAATTATGGTGCAATGGCGGATAATATTGCTCAAGCGCAGGATCGTTCACTGAGAACGTCCGGCCGTTCAATGCCTGGCAAATTTCAGAAGTGCTGTCGTCCATTTCTGCGACGAAGGTATAGGACTCGACACCCAGATCGCCATCAGAAGAAAAGTCTAATCGAGCATCGTTGATCACGGCCGAAGAAATTATCGATGAGCCAGTGCTAACAGTCGGTCCCTGCGAAATCTTTTGTGCGCTCTTTGAAACTTCAAAAAGAAGTGAGTTCACATCGTCTCGATAGTTGCTTTGGGCGGCAAGATTTAGCGACTTGTAAATATCGCTTGCCTGTGTATCAACTAGAACAGCAGTTCTCGCTCTGATCTTAGACAGCTCTCTATTTGAGATTTTCATGCTAGCAATTTCTTTAGCTGTCAGCTTTGCAAGTTCGGCCTCAATCTTTTTAGCTTCCTTGATCAGAACCTTATCTAAAGGATTCTTCTCAAGTGAGTCTGCGATGATCAGAAGCTCTTTGATCAGAGTGCTGATCTTTCTGTCTGAAAGCGTGTAGCTCTCAGAAAGTTTAACGCCCATCTCCCTAGCCATTCCCATCGTTGCGCCTGTTGAGTATTTAGCAAGAATGTAATTCAGAATCGCTTTGTGATTTGCAGTCTTTGGATCGTCCATCTTTGCTGTTGCAGAAATAACGTCTTTCGAGTCGTTGATATTTCGCTCAAGTGAGCCCAAGAAGTCGCCAGACATGATAAGCATGAAAGCTTTAAAGAGTGGCTCGACTTCGCTCTTTAGATCGCCAATGAGTTGTGGCGCTTTTGTCTCTGCTAGCGTTCTAATTATCGACTCTTCGATGATCTCTCTTTCTTTCTTTGGGTACTTGTACTTTTCACGAGTAAAGTCTTCGAGTTCTTCGTCGCTAGTGATTAGATTCGCATTCTTTAGAGCGACCATTGTATTCGCAAATGCTTCGTCTGCTCGACCTCTTAAGTCGTCGCATCTCAATCTACAAAGAAGTTTTTTGTTTGGGAAATTTATATCGAGCAAGTGCTTCATGATTTTCTTTTCAAAAATCTCGCTTATATGATCTGCGCTCGCTTGTAGACCCTGAGCAAAGAAGTCAGAGAGGTCTTTTGATAATGCTAAAGATCCACTACCGTCTTGACCAAGCAACAAGAAAGA